TTATTCGTAAAGATTTGAAAGATAAAAAATGGGGTTCAAGAGTTCCTACTTTACCAGCACAAGATTTTCATAACATAGAAGATTTATCAACAGAACAACTCAAAGAAGTAGCACCTCGTAATATTGTAGGGTGCGACCCAGGAAAACGCAGTCTGGTATATATGATGGATAGTAATGGCAAGAAACTCCAATATACAGCACCTCAAAGGAAGCGTGAAAGCAAGGCAAAGACAAATCAAAGAATATTATTAGTGGAAAAGAAACGAAATAACATCATAGAAAAAGAAACTCATTTATCGTTTCAAAATAGTAAATCGGTTGATTATGAAAAGTTCAAGAAGTATTTAGTAGAAAAGGATAAACTGAATAAAGAAACAACAGAGTTTTACAAGCGTGATGTTTGGAGGAAAATGAAGTTCAGACAATATAGTTATGGTAAGAAATCAATAGATACTTTTCTTAATAAAATCAAGGAAACTTTTGGTGAAAATATCCTAATTGGTTATGGAAATTGGAGTAGAAGCACTCAAATGAAACATTTTATGCCTACGCTCAATAAAGGATTAAGAAAGCAAATCCACAATAAATATGATACAATTACCATAAACGAATGTAATACAAGTAAAAAATGCTGTGAATGTAATAATGATTTATCTTATTACAGACACAGCGATGGAAATAAGCAGTTCCGTCTTTTAGTATGTTCTGGATGCGTGAGACCCCAAGTCAAACAAACCGTATTCAAGACAAGAGACGCTAATTCAGCAATAAACATAATGAACTTAACAAAGTGCTGGATAGATAAGCAAGAACGCCCTGCGTGTTTTCAAATTTCGTCTTTCACCACTTCTAATACCAAAAAAGAAGTGGAAAAAGTTAGACCATCGTAGGTGAAATTCCTACTATTGATTTTACATTTTTGATGTTTTTATTTTGGGATTTTTGTCCCATTTTAAATCTTCAAGGGTGTAAAACAAGATAAAAACGAAATATGTGGATACTTTATATACGATGGAATTGAGAGAAGATACAATATGGAAGTTGATTGATACGTACTTTCAAGACAATCCCCAGGCTTTAGTGAGACATCATATAGATTCATACAACGATTTTTTTAAGAATGGTATACAGCAAATATTCAAAGAGACAAATCCTTTAAAACTCGAATTAGACTACGACAAAGACAAAAAAGTGCAAGATTTCCGTTCTAAAGCCCATATGTATTTTGGTGGGAAAGATGGAAGTAAAATTTACGTAGGAAAACCGACCATTCATGATGATGGGAATCCGCATTACATGTTTCCGAATGAGTGCCGGTTACGAAATATGACATATGGTCTAACAGTACATTATGATGTAGAAATCGAATTCACAAGAATACTAGCAGATGGCGAGATACCAACCACTTTAGATGAGAAAGGTTCGATTGTATTTGATTGTGATTTTGACGAGGGGGACAAAGAGGATCGCCGAACACTTTTTTCGCCAAGTGATATGGCAAAGATGCGCGAACAGACAAATAACACGATGATACAACATAATGCCCAAACATTTTGTATGACGCTTGAAAATATATACCTCGGCAAGTTCCCGATCATGGTTCAATCTGACTTTTGTATTTTACAGGGAATGCCTCGTGAAATGAGACATCGTATGGGTGAATGTAAGAACGATGTCGGTGGGTATTTCATCATGGATGGAAAAGAGAAGACGGTTGTATGCCAAGAGAAATTCGCGGATAACATGCTTTATGTACGTGGTGCATCTAGTGTGAATGCATCTTATCTATACTCCGCGGAAATCCGTTCTGTTTCTGAGAATGTCTCAAAACCAATCCGAACGTTGAAAGTACAAATAGTAGCTCCTACAAGTAAATATAAGAATCATAATATTGTGGTGTTTATCCCAAATGTCCGTGTTCCCATTCCGCTTTTTATTTTGTTTCGTGCATTAGGTGTAATAACTGACAAGGAAATCATCGGGCTTTGTACTTTACAAAATCCCGAATACACGAATCCGTTGTTGGTGGATTATTTCAACTCGAGTATTTATGATGCCGGTCAAATCAATAACCAACATGATGCATTGAAAGTATTGTCTCTTTATATCAAAGGGCAGACGATTACAAAGACATTGCATATATTAGCAGATTATTTCTTACCACATGTCGGTGAAATGAACTTTTTAGAGAAGGCGTACCAACTCGGCTATATGGTTCAACGTCTTTTATATGTAGCATCCGGTATAGAAGAACCAACTGATCGGGATAACTACAAATTCAAGCGTGTTGAATTGATCGGGCCAATGATGAAGGATCTTTTTCGAGAATATTATGCAAACCAGCAACATCACATTCGTCTGACATTCGAACGAATTTATGATCCAAGTCAAGCAGAATACAATGATATATCCACATTGATTTACCGGAATTACAAGGACGTATTTCGAGACAGAATCGTAGAAACTGGGTTTAAGAAAGCCTTTAAAGGGGATTGGGGATCGGAACAACACACGAAGCGAATTGGTGTAACACAAGATTTGAACCGTTTGTCTCATAATGGAATGATTAGTCATTTACGAAAAACGAACTTACCAATGGATGCAAGTATGAAGATAATTGGTCCACGATTACTACACAATACACAATGGGGATTGATCGATCCGATTGATACACCGGATGGTGGAAATGTAGGACTACATAAGCACCTGGCAATCATGTCTTATATAACTCCCGAATTGTCTCGTCAACCGATGCTACAATGGTTACAAGAGAATACATCTGTCAAACCATTGTCGCAATGTATCAGTACACAGCTTTCGAATATAACCAAAGTCATCGTAAATGGGTATTGGTGTGGTGTGGTAAACGATCCGCTTACACTAATAAAGGAAATGAAATTACATCGACGACATGGTTTGTTGCCTATATATGTAAGTATATCGTTTGAAATTCGTAAGAAAGAACTACAAATATATACAGATGGTGGTCGTTTGTGTCGTCCGTTGTTTTACAAAGATGATATTAACGAAAAGTTTATATTTGAGACACCTGAATGGAAACGTATATTGGATGTTATTGAAAAAGAGGAAAAACAGGTATGGAGACATGTGATTAGTGGATTCCACCCAAAAGCGGATTCTGCTTTTGATCCGTTATTAGGGAAGATTTACAAATGGGAAGACTTGTACAAAGGCATTTCGAAAGAGAAGATACAATCCAACAAAGCATTATTAGAATATGTGGATACAAATGAATCCGAAAATGCATTGATTGCCATGAATAACGAGACATTGTTGTCGTCGCCCTTGAATTATACACATCGAGAACTTCACGAGTCCACTATGTTCGGGGTACTTTCGAACTTGATTAATTTCCCAGAAAACAATCCGGCAACTCGTAATTCGTTTTCTTGTGGTCAGAGTAAACAAGCTTGTTCTATGTATAGTACGAATCACCAAGTTCGTATGGACAAAACCGCGGTCTTATTGAACTATGGTCAAGTTCCGTTGGTAAAATCGAGATATATGCAATACATCAACAACGAGGAAAATCCTTACGGTGAAAATGCGATTGTCGCAATCATGTGTTATACAGGTTACAATGTGGAAGATGCGATTCTAATCAACGAAGGTGCTTTACATCGGGGATTATTCCGTACGACATACTACACAACATATGAAGGACACGAAGAAAAGGAAATTAAACGCGAACAAGTCTCAAAAGAAGTTTTATTTTCAAACATAGAGAAGACTACAAACATAACCGGTACAAAAGAGGGGTATGATTACAGTATGTTGGATGAGAATGGAATGATTCGTGAGAATACAGATGTAACAGATAAGACCATTTTGATCGGGATGAGTTCTATGATTCCCAACAAAGATGCACGTAAAGATAGCTCTAAAAAAACGAAAAAGGGGCAATTGGGTGTAGTGGACAAGGTGTTTATGACGGACGGAGAAGAAGGTCAGCGTATTGCGAAAGTGCGTATTCGAGAAGAGCGTGTACCAAACTTGGGTGATAAATTCGCGTCGCGAGCAGGTCAGAAAGGAACGGTTGGTATGGTGATCCCGGAAGAAGATATGCCTTACACGCAAAATGGCTTGAAACCGGATATCATTATAAATCCACATGCGCTTCCATCGCGTATGACCATTGGGCAGATCATTGAATGTATTACCGGGAAGTTATGTTCTATCACAGGAACGTTTGGTGATTGTACTGCATATACCAACAAACCATCCCGTTTAGGTTTGCTCGGTGAGATATTAACGAAAGTCGGTTTCCATTCCACTGGGAATGAAGTCATGTACAATGGGATGACAGGTGGTCAGTTGGACAGTGAGATTTTTATTGGTCCGACATATTACATGCGTTTGAAACATATGGTAAAGGATAAGATCAATTACAGAGGAACAGGTCCACGGGCGAATCTGACACGCCAAGCGGTGAGTGGTCGTGCAAATGATGGAGGTCTACGTATCGGAGAAATGGAACGTGATGCCGTAATATCCCACGGTGCATCTAGTTTCCTACAAGAATCAATGATGAAGCGTGGGGATGAGTATTTGTTGGCGATCTGTAATACAACGGGTATGATTGCGATTTACAATCAAGCTCGTAATTTGTTGTTAAGTCCTATGGCGGATGGTCCGTTACAATATACTGGATCGCTTATGACTGGTGAGCAGGAAGTGCAACAAATGACGCGATTTAGTAGATCATTCAGTCTTGTAAAAGTGCCATATTCGTTGAAATTGTTGATACAGGAATTGCAAGCCATTAATGTTCGTGTGAGTATTATTACAGAAGACAATATATCGCAGATAGACAATATGGGGTTTTCGCGGAACATTGATTTGGCGATGAACAAGAAAGATGCGTCGGTGTCTGATATCATTCAACAGATTAGTAAACGTTTGAATAGCACAGAGACATATAAATCGCCTATGATAACTACGCCTGATAATTCAGCAAGTCCACAATTTGACCCGAATGCGAAGAACATATATGCTCAATACGACGATAGTGCTTCTAATATTACAAGTCCTGAATATGCATCTACAAGTCCAGCGTATGACCCTACAAGTCCAGCGTATGACCCTACAAGTCCATTTAACCCTACCCACGTTGGTAAAACATTATTGTTTGAAGATAATCCTGAATTGCAACAATTCTATGACAATATGAAGCCGAAACACAAGGTAAAACTAGATCCTTATAGTGACAAAGAGAAACGATGGATGATAAAGCAATTATGGGCGCAGAAACAAGATAAAAACGGTACAATTGTGCAACAAAATGATATTATTGACGAGACAACAAATGGTCCGACCATACAAAAAGGAGGTAAGGTTCATTGTAGGGGGGACTGTAAACCGCAACGTGAATGGACCGTAGATAAGGTAGGAAACCATTTATATGGTATTTATACGACAGATACAGATGACTTGAATGCAGACGAACACTACAAATATGTTGATCCGAACGAGGTATACCCACTTGGTAATTATTTATTTGTAAATGAAACGGATGCAGATAGTGATTTTGAATTACCCATTCTTCCACCAGGTGACATGAATATCCCAACCATAAATAGTCCAGGGACGAATTGGTTGAGTGATCCTGTAGACAACCCACATAATATGATGCAGTCTATACCTGAGAATGATCGAACAAACATCAATTTTAATCCTGTAATTAAAGTAATCACAGATGGAAATGACAATTCACAAGGGGTAGATCCGATAAATAGTCAACCACCACAGATTCACGTGACACCTTCTGCCACAATCGAACAACCTCAAGATTACGATATTCCACAAGAACCTACAAATATAAATTTTAATGAACCAATTATCGTAAAAAAGCAATAAATTGATATATGCTACAATTATATCAATTTTTAATTTCTATCGGAAGTCGCGTTTCCGTTTTTCGGGGATCAACAGAACTACAAAAAATATAGTTTCGATTATCGATGAAAATTCCCGCAATTTTTGAGAAATCTGAATTTTGGAAGTCCTTCTAATTTTTTACATCGAAAAAATACACTTTCTCATTTTACCAAAACAAAACACTTTTACAAAACACAAAAAACTCAAAAATTGCGTAAATACCGCGATTACCAAAACAAAATTGATATTTATTATGGATTTTTGCAAACAAATGCCACAACAAAATGACTCTATATGTGTTTGTTTCAAAAACAAAAATATCGAAGAAAAACGAAAATAAAATTATGGGAATATCGGTAATTTCAACCCAAAAATGTGATCATTTTTAAGGTTATATTGTAGAAAGTCGCGCTTCGCGCTCTAAGGCCGCCGTTTTGGGGATTGAAAGAATATATTAGAATGTACTAATATTCATGTTTTGTAAAATAGCGTATAGATTAGAAAACCGAATGATTTAGAAAACCGAATGATTTAGAAAATCAGATAATATTTTTTATGTAGTCCTATAATATATACATATGTCACACGTACATGAAGGTCTTCAGTACACTTTGAATGGCGACAACACCGCCACTCTATCCGGTCATGACGGATCAACCACCACTGCTACAGTTTTATCCAATTTCAGTACAAACGGTATTTCATATACAGTTGTACTGGGTGGAAGTTTCGGATTTACCGGAGATACTATCACAGTTCCATCTAATTTTACAAATATAGGGGCTATATTCAACGGAGCGAGTAACTTAACAACTGTCAATCTTCAGGGAACAAATATTACACTTGGATACAGAGCATTCTACGGCTGTTCATCATTACAATCGTTTAACTTTGATAACATTGCATCTTTTGGAGGGAAATCTTTCCAAAATAGTGGTCTGTTGACAGCAGATCTCACGAATTCATCGGTAACAGAAGTGAAAGGTATGGATTTTGCACATACTTCTCTTCATACAATAATATTTAGTCCGCTTATTACAAGTATAGGAAGCAATTCGTTTGAAAACTGTGGAACACTGACATCTATCACACTACCACCAAACCTAGTATCAATAGGGAATGATACATTTAAAAACACTGGGTTAACTTCTATCACGATTCCAGCGTCTGTCACATCACTAGGATCAAATATATTTTCAGGGTGTAATAGTTTAACGACAATTATTCTTGAACGCACAACAATTACGATTGATAATATTAATATAAATACGTTTAATGGGATTCCTGCTAATTGTGTAATAAGATATAACTCCATTGATTACACGAAAACTGATTTCTTAGCTGCGACTATATCACACGTACATGAAGGTCTTCAGTACACTTTGAATAGTAACAACACCGCCACTCTATCCGGTCATGACGGATCAA